ACGCCGTTGTCTCTGTGCCCGTCGTAATCCAGACCTCCACCGAGGCTGGAGTAAAGGAGGCGCTGCAGCGCTTGAGGTGCGACGGCCCACCGTCGTGCTGGGTGGTGTCGCTGGGTGGCGATTCGTTAGGCCTACTGCGCCAGGACGGGCCATACGAAGTGCGCGTCATCGAGTCACCGCCGTGACCAGGTACGCCCACGTGCAAGTCCTGGTCGGCGTCACGGTCGCTGCTGACGACGAAGCCGGAATTGCCTGCGCCGTCGAACAACTGCGCCGTGATGGCCCGCCGTCGTCGTGGACGGTGTCGGTGGGCGAGGTCTCGTTCAGCCTTCATCGCCAACTCGGACCCTACGAGGTACGAACTACCGAGTCACCGCCACAGCCACCGTCGCCCCGCCGACGAGGCCGAGAGCGAGGCCAACCACCAGCGCCCAGCCCACAGCCGCGGCAGGGGCAGGGGCAGGGGCAGGAGCAATCTGCGGCTCGGCGCAGTCGCGCACGGCGGCAGCGGCGGTGAGGGAGGCCTCACGGTCGAGGTAGAGTCCAGGCCCAACCTCGACTACTCCGCCATCGTGCACACGAAGGACGGCTTCGTCCACCACCAGCACGACGGGCTCTGCCGCGCTGGCGCACCGAGAGGCTACCAGCGACAACAGAAGGGCGACGAGGCGCCCCAGCTTCATCGCCCGCCCAGGAGTCGCCGGGCCTCCTCAAGGTCCGCCACCGGCTCCACGGGCTTGGGAGGTGCCACCGTGGGCGAGGTGGCACCCAGGGCAGGGAGGGCATGCCCGGTCAGCCACGCGAGGAGCGCGCCGACTCCGAGGGCCACCGACTGGGGCCACCCGGCCGGTACGACGGGGTAGAACTGCACCAGCACCGAGAGGGCCCCGGTGGCCACCGTGAGGGCCGCTCCCTGGAGAACGGGCCGCCCCTCCGTCACCTTCGGCGCCGCAACGGAGAGTCCGGCCAACGCCGCACAGAGGAAGCCGACGATTCCGACGAGCGCACCCCACGGGGCAGGCACGACTGGCGAGACAGCCGCGGCGAGCGTGCCCACGGTGCCGAGGATGGTGGCCGCAAGGCCTGAGAGCAGCGGTTTCGAGGTGTCCATTGTGTCCTCCTACGTCAGCGGGAGCCGGACAAACCCGGCGAACCCGTCCCGGTACAGCAGGCTTTCGATTCGAGTCACGCGCCCGAGCTGGCGCGACACCTTCGGGTCCACGTCCTGGGAGCCTCCACGCGCCTGGCCCACGACGAGCCCGCGCTCTGGTGAACCGCCAGTGCCCACGTAGACCATCACGTGCTCCACGTCGTCAGGCCCCTTCGAGTCTCGGCCGCGGTACAGCGCGAGGTCGCCCGGCATCACGTCCCCCATCGCCACGCGCGGTAGCTCCGTCCAGAGGCGGTCCGTGTTGTAGGCACCGCGCCAGTCCGGCCCACCGAGGAGCTGCAATGAGTACGTGACGAAGCCTGAGCAGTCGAGCCCGCCGACGCGCCAGTCCCGTCCTGGGCGCTGCCCAGGGTCCTTGCCTCCCCACACGTACGGGATGGGCGCGTTCAGCTGCTGGAGGCACCACGTGAGGAACATGTCCCGCCTCGCGCTCACGTCTGAGCCCTCAGCGAGGCGGCCGTCTCCAGCGCAGCGAGGCGAGGGCCGTAGCTGGAGGAGATGCCTTCCACTCGCCCCTGGACTGCGTCGAGGCGCGCCCCCATCCGCGCCACGTCCTCGCTGTTGCGCGACGTGCGCTCGTCGACAGCCTCCACGCGCGCCTGCGTCTGCGCCTGCGCGACGTCGAGCTGGCCCACCTTGGCGACGACGACGTCGAACTGCGTGAGGAGGCGAGCGAACATCACCTTGGCCAGAGCCAGCACAAGCGTCCCGCCGCTCAGCGTGCCAGCACCTACGGCCATCACCTGGTCAGCATCCACGGCGCTTCCTCCTTCGCTCGCGAGGCCTGATGGCGTCGCGAATCTGGTGCATGACGGACAGCATCCGCTCGTTGACGGCCGTTTGCTGGCGGATGGCCTGGTTCGCGTCCTCGAGCTCTCGCGCGAAGTCGAGGAGCCGGCCGGTCACCTCGGCCTGGAACAGCTCCAGCCGCTCGACGCGGAGGTCGAGGTCAGATGGGACGCGCACGGCTTCGGCGACCAGGGGCGGACTCACGAGATGACTCCGAACGTACCCCAGACCGGTGGAGTGTAGGCGATGGCCAAACCGGACCCGGCAGGAACGACCACGTCGGTGGTGACGGTCGTGCCGCTGATAGCCTCGACCCTGACCGCCGTCGCGTGGATTGTGAGGTACTCTCCCTGCTTGATTTGGTGCGCTTGCGCCGGGTCGATGGCCGAGAGAACCACCGTCGTGGTGCCGTCCGCCGTGGCCGTCACCGCCGATGCGTAGGTGCCGGATGTCCCGGCCTTGACGCACACGCGAGCCACCTGGTTGCCCACCGTAGGCGTCGGCTCCCACAGCACGGCTCCGACATCCCAGGTCGTGTGCAGGGTAGAGAGACTCGCTACCGACCCGACCCCATGGCGCCGCCCGTCCAGGTAGAAGGCGAATGGGAAGTTCAGCAGGCCCTGCGACACCTCAGACATCTTCTCGATGCCTGCCACCAGCACCCGCCCGCCAGGGCCGTACGCGGTGCGGGGGGCCGCCAGGGCGTACCCGACGGCTGCACCTGGTGAGTTCTCGACGTTCCAGTAATAGCACGCACGAGAACGAGATTCGCTCTCGCCGGTCGCGTCGTCTCGGTACTTCAGAAACGAGCGCCCGTAGCGCCCGTCCGTGTAGCCCTGAATGGCTCCGTTGGCCGCTGCGGACGAGTCCTTCCAGTAACCCATCTGTGCGCCGTGGATGAACTGTGCCTGTAGCATGTGCCCGGCCTCGTACACGCCAGCTGCTCCGTACGCTGGTACTCCACCTCCGGCTCCAACCCAACCGTGCGCCCACCACCCGCCGCGTACCTCGTTTGGTGCCGAGATTTCACATGGGTTGAGATTTTCGGAATACCCGCTGTGCACCAACCCGGTCTGGGCGGGGCCGTCCAGCCGCATGCCGACCGTGCAGCCCTCGGTGTGCGGGTGGTCCCAAAGCGACCCGAAAAAGCTTGAGTCGTGAATTCCAAGCGCGCAGACCATGACCTCCACGTCCCGAAACGCACAGCTGTTGGCGTCTCCACCTCTGACCCTCAGTCCGAGCGCGTCCAGGTAGCACCACACGTCCGACACTTGGACGTTGTTGGCGTTGGTAAGATGGCTCGTGACACTACTGACGGTGCAGGTCTGCGCTCCGACGGTGATGGTGTCTCCTGGCGCCAGCGTACCGGACTCGACCCAGAGCCAGACCAGAGCGCTCCCAGAAGCAGCGCTTTCGAACTCTACTTCTCCGGTGGCCCCAGAAGGCGCAGCGCTGAACGTGCCTGGCATCCATCCCGTCTTCGAGGTCACGACAGCACGCGTGCAGTAGTGCCCTGCCTGGATTTTGAAGCCTGCGCCCCAACCCTCGAACGCGCACTCGGTTACCTTGACGCGCGCGTGCGTAAGTAGCCCTACCGCTGTGGTCCCGGTCCCGAGAAACTTGATGCCTCGCACCGACGACGACTGCGACCACCCGCCGTGAATCCCAGAGCGCAAGCCGTATGAGTCGGCCGAGTGCATCATCAGCCCAGGACAACCGGCCGGGAACGACAGCACGGTCGGGTTGTCGCGCCAGCGGCCCTCGCCCTCGAGCCTGGAGATTCCCCAGACATGCAGCGGGCCCACGCAGCGGTACGTGAGCGGCTCGAACAGCAGCTTAGCCGCCCGGCCAATCGAGTCGTCGATTGCGGCCTGGATTGCCGCCGTGTCGTCGGTCGTCCCGTCACCGACCGCCCCGTAGTCTCTCACGTGCACGTGCGAAGGCCGCCCGAGCGTGCGGTACCTGTCCCCAGCCGCAGATGTGGTGAGTCGTCCGGCCGCGTCGGCCTTCGTCCGCACGCGCGCCGTCGGCGCAACGGCCGCCGTGCCCCCAACAACGAGGCCCGTGTACTGCCCCTCGAGCACGCCGGTGCGCAGGTCCATCGCTGCTCGAGCCGAGTGGTTCCACTCTTCGGCAGAGATGTCAGGGCGACGCACAGCAGCCGGCGCGACGTCCGTCTTGGTCGCATCCAGCACGCTGGCGTCATCGAGAAAAGACATGACTTATGCCGGAGCCACCAGGAGCGCACCAGCGTTGGTGACAGTCACGCGCCAGCGCGTGCCGTCCGGGCTCCGCATGATGATTCCGACTCCGGCAAGAGCGAACTCGAGCTCGCCGGCTCCCGACATCCAGGCAAGTTCTGTCTCTGTGGCGTAGATGCCGGCACAGAACGAAGCGATGCGAGCGGTGGCATGCACCGAGCCAATCTCCACCTGTGTGCCGATTTTGGCGCACTTCGCCGCGGCGCCGCCGCCCAGTGAAGATGTGACGAGGTTCGCCGACCCTGACGACCCGAAGCCACCTCCGCCGGACGCGTAGAAGGCGTACCCACCCTGCGAGGCGTTGAGCCTGTCGCTGAATGTCTTCTGGCCTGTGATGGTCTCGGTACCTGCGATGTGGACACACTCGGTGTTGACCTCCTCAATGGCCGCCTGGACGGTCGTCGAGGAAATCGAGCCAGTGGGCACGAACGAGGTGCTCGAAGCAGATGAGCCAGGATTTGTGAGTCCGCCGCCGGTGCCAAACATTACGTCAACTCCCAGACGAAGAGGTTGGCCGCACCTGCAGACGGGAGCCACTGAAGCCACCCGGTGTCAGGACGCATGACGATGATTTGAGGTGCCTGAGACGGAATCAGCACGCCAGGCTCGCGGCCCACCGGCGTCGGCAGCGTCTGGTTGGCCACCGTCAGTGCTGGCGACTCGCCCGTCAGCACGAAGCCCGCCGCGGACGACTGAATGAGCAGCGTCCGGCCTGCCAGGGTGCCTTTCATCGTCCCTGGACTCGGTGTCGCCAAGAACGGCGCCGCCGTCGTGGCGTTGTTGACGGCCGCTCCGGCCGACACCAGGACGCCGAGGAACTTCGGCACCCCGTTGACGGCATGCAGCGTGTCTCTCGTGTTGGGCGGTCGCCCTGTGCCGTAGGTGCTCATGAAGCCCTCGAGCCGAACATGTCGGCGTAGTGTCTGCGGCGCCTCTCCGCGAGCTCATCCGCTGGCGCCTTCGTCTGGCCCTCGTCCTCGGACGCCTCAACTGGACTCGGAGCCGCCCCTGACGCCTCGCGCATCATCTCCACGTACTCGTGCTGAAGCGACTCGTCCGGCTCGGAGGCTTCCTGCTGCTCCTCTGACGGCGGCGCGTCGTCGACCAGCCCGTGGGACGAAAAGCCCTCGGCGTCCACGGCCCCGCCGCAGTGACGGCAGACGTGCCCTGTGGCTGTCTCCTCGATGTGCTCCGGTGTCATTCGTCGCGCTCCCGTCGTGCGTGTGGTGGCGCCATCCGCTGGCCCAGCGTCAGTTTGCCAGGGTCCGGCTTCGCTGGCGAGCCCTCGGGCGTCCCAGCCAGCGAAGGCTTGCTCGACTGCGCATGGATGGTGCGCTGGTTGGCCGCGGTGTCTCCCAGCTGGCCGTCGACGTCCACGCCGGCAAGAAGCGACAGCATGAGGAGCTGGGTCCTCGAGAGCTTGCCGCCCGCCTCCATCGCCGCGTCGAGCGCACGGTCGCCAATGGCCCTCGTCAGGGCCGGGTAGATGGCCGTCGCCGTGCGCATGGCCTCGCCCGTCAGGCGCCCGGTGCGGGCGAGCTCGAGGATGCGCAGCGGGTCGTCCGCCACGGCGCGCGCAGCGGCGCTGAGACGCTGCTCGCTCTCCGACGGCCACCGTGGGCGCGACAGAGGGCCCTTGGGAGGCGGCCCGGCCTCGAGCTCCGCCAGGTGCTGGGCCGCGCGCTGGGCCACGTCGGTCAGCGCCGCGTGGACGCCGGGGGCCACCTCGGCGAGCGAGCCCGTGTTGGCTGCCATGCGGTCGACCATGGCCACCGGGTCCGCCACTGCGGCAGGCGCGTCGCTCTTCGCCTTCGCGGCTGCGTCCTTGGCGCGCACCAGTGGCTTGTCGGAGCCCTTCAGGAAGGCGTCCACGCCGCGGTCAATCTCGTCGTGGTGCCGCTCGAGTGCGCCGCCAAGCGCCACGATGGCCGCCGTCTGACGGATGGCCGCGTCGAGCGGCGTCTGGGGTGCGTTGACCCCCGTGGCCTCTCCGACGTCTGGAGGGTGGCGACCGAGGACGGAGTCGAGGCCACCTCGCGCCACGAGTTGCTCAGCTGCCAGCGTCTGGTCGCCCAGGTGCTCCTCCGTCAACGTGAGGCCGGCCAGCACCTGCGCCGTCGGCGTGATGCCGCGGCTGATGGCCGTGGCCGCGCCCTCGAGGAGCGGCGCCAGCCGAGTCCCGACCGCGAACTGGACGCGGGGGCTGTTGGCCACGTTTTTCATCATCATCCTGACGCCCGGGGCCCCCAGCACCGCGCCGATGAAACCGCCCGAGAGCCCGAGGCCAAGCCCACCGTCGGTGCCAGCCAGTGTTGACACCGCGCCCCCGGCCACGGCTCCTGCGGCCGCGAGACCGAACCGCGGCGCCAACGTCTTGAGGCGGGGGAGTACCTCCGTCTGCCAGATGGGCGCCGCGAAGTAGTCCGCGGTCCGCTGCGCCGCCTCTTGCTTGGCTCCGGCCGTCTTGGCGGCGAGCTCGGCAGCGAGCCGGTCAATCGTCGCCTTCTGTCCAGGGTAGGCCTTGAGGGCGGAGCCAGTCACCTGCTCGGCGAGCTCTTGCGCTTCCGGGGAACGCAGCGCCTGGAGCGCGGCCTCTTGGACCGACTCACCGACAGCCACGGCGGCCCCGGGCGCTGGCTCCCCAGTCGCGGCCCGCTGGAGATTCTCCAGCAAGCGGCTCCCTTTCTGCGTCTCACCCCCGAGCTTGCCGGTGAGGCTGGCAATCTCCTTCTCCACGGCCGCGGCGTCCTTGGCCGTCTGCCGCGCCACGGCCCTGGAGGCCATCGACGACACCTTGCCTGCCGCAGCGCGCACGCCAGCTCCAAGCACCTCTCCGGCAGCGCCCACGCCCACGCCCAGCGCAGCGCCCTTGAGCGTCTCCGCGAGGTCGAGGTTGCTGGCGCTAGCCGCGTTGGCGGCCCCAAGCGCCCCGCCAACGGCGATGCGGGCGGCGGCCGTCTCCGCGCCGACGAGGCCGCTCGACGCCAGCTGGCCGGCCATCACGTAGCCCGCGCCGGCATCCTCCACCGCTAGGTCGACGCTTCGGCGCGCGGCGTCCCTGGCCTCCCCGTAGTCCCCACCCTCGCGCGCAGCCTTGAGGCCGGCGAGCTGGGGCACGAAGCCTTGGGCGCCACCCTGGGCTGTGGCGACGATGCGCGAGAGGACGCCCTCGCGCGTCTGGGCGTCCTCGAGCTGGCGCTTGACGCGCTTGTCCTCTGGTGACTCCACGAGGTTGCCGGCGTCGTCGAGGCGCACGGGCCCGTCCGGAGTCTGCACCAGCCACGTCCCGTCGGGCTGGCGGACGCCGCGGGACTTGAAGGTGTCCGGGGCCACCGGCCTCGACCCCTCGAGCACTGCACCAGGAGGCAACGGCGCGTAGCCTGAGCTCGGCTCAAGCACGGCGCCTGGTGGCAGTGGGGCGACCATCAGATTTTCTCCCACTTGGAGCCGTCTGACGACAGGCGGATGCGAGACCCGTCCGGCATGACGGCGATGTCGCCGGGCCTAGGGCCGCCGGCCTGCGCCGGCTCAGCACCAGGCGCCTCCAACCCGCGCACGCGGTAGGCGTCGTTGCGGCGCGCCTGCGCGTTGGCCATGTACGACTGGATTTTCTCCTCGACTCCTCCGCGCAGGTTCTCGATGGAGACCCCAGGTTCGAAGATGTTCTTTCGCTCCATCTTGACCTCGTCTTCTCGAGCCACCGAGGCCGGGTCCTTCAACTTGGCCGCTGCGACGGCCATCGCGTCGACAAGCTGCCTCATCTGGGCGTTGGCTGGCCCGGTGAGGTCGGAGGTCCCGTGCTTCTTGACGAGCTCCAGAAGCTGCTTGCCGGCGCGCTCGATGGTCGAGTGCTCGGCTTCCACCTGGGCAATGAGTTCCTTCCCGGCTTTGTCTTGCTTTCCGGCAGCTTGACGCTTGATGCCGAGCTCCTCGCGCTTGAGGTAGTTCTCAAACGAGCGCTGCTTCGTCTCGGCGTCGAGCTGCTGGGCCTTCTGGCCGAGCTGAGCGCTCAGCATCATGGCTTGCTGCTTCGCCATCGGGCTCCCGATTTTGGCCGCAGCGAGGTCCACCTGGGCCTTCGCGAGCTCGAGGGCCGTGGCCTTGCTGGAGCTCGTCGCTGCGAGGTCGTCCTGAGTCATCTGGCGGTGCAGGCTGTAGATGGACGTGGCCGACTCAAGCGCCAACTGGCCCTTGCGCAGCCTGAGCTCGTGCTCCGCGCGCTGGGCCTCGAGGTCGCGAGTCACCGCGTTCTCAATGATGCCGACCGCCCTGTTGACCCCGTCCCTTGCCGCGCCGACGGCTCCGAGCGCCAGGCCGATGGCCGCGGCGACCTTGCCAGGTGTGGAACGAGTAGCCCACCAGCGACCAGGGTCCACCGTCATGTTGATGCTCTTCATCTCTTCCCGCGCCGTCTGGATGGCCGAGAAGTAGCGTTCCGACTCCTCCTTGGCTCGCACCTGCTTCTCAGCCGCGGCGCGCTGGTGGGCCTGCACCTGGTCGACGTAGGCGGCCTGTGCGTCAGCGGCCTCTCGCGCGGCCTGAGCTTGGAGCTCGCCCATCTGCGTGGCGGCTGCGCGCTCCTGGCCAAAGAAGTCTTCCTTGGGCTTCGCTGGCGCCGACGGAGCGCCGACGGAGCGAGGCGCGGCCTGGCGCTGTGGCACGGCTGCAGGCGTCGGAGTGGAGGGGAGCTGTGGCGGCGAAACCGGGACCGAGGTCTGAGGAGCGAGGGCCGGAGTCTCAGAGGCCACCGGCACCTGGCCGTGCGGTTGGGCGTCCCCGAGCGCCGCGGCCCACGCCGCGCGTCCGGTCGGCACCGCAGGGCCCGTGCCGTAGAGCGCGCGCTGCGCTGCCGCTGCCGCTGACTCGGTCGCCACCTGCGCCGGTGGGCGGTCGACGTAGACGCCACCAAGACGCGCCGCGGCCTCCTCCGGCGTCTCGCCGGGCTGAATGGCCCCGACGTAGCCAGGAGGAAGCACGCCGTCCTCGGCTACCTCGCCGCCCGTGGCCGCTCCGTCGGCGTCGTCGAACGGGTTGGCGTCGGACTCGTTGTCGTCGCTACCGCCCCAGTCGAGGTCGGAGAGCGCGTCGGCTGCCGACGCGAACGCCTGCCCGGCGCCGCCGATGAGGCCCAGCACCTGGTTCTGGGCCGCAATACCGATGCCGGCGTTCATCATCGAGTTGCGCCATGCGGCCTTTTGCTGGGCCATGGCGAGCGCCAAATCTTGCTGGCGCTGCCGCTGCGTGGCCATCGCGTAGGCGTGCCCGGCCTCTATCGTCTCGCCTGCGACGGTGCGCCCGGCCTTCGCGGCGTCGCCCTGGAGTGCCTGGCCTGCGGCGCTCTGGACGTTGCCAGCTCCTGCCGCTCGCCCGGCTCCGCGCATTCCGGCCTGGGCTGCCATGGCCGCCGCCATCGTGTCGTCGAAGGCCGCACGGCGCTGCGCACCGGCGACGCTGGGGCCCTGCCCACCGTAGGCACGAATGAAGTCGTCAGCGTTGGCCATCGCCGCTGCGCGGGTGGAGTCGTACGCCGCGGTGTCGAGGAGTCCGCCGTGGGCGATGTCCGCGGCGATTTGTGGGGCGCCGAACCCGAACAGGCCCGCATTCTGGCCGCGGGCCGTAGGGTCTGACGACTGCGAGGATGGCGCTGGAGTCGGACCAGGCGTCGGAGGCTGGGCCGACGCAGGGAGCGGCACCGGGCCATCCACTGGCACCGGAGTCACACCAGGCAGCGCCGAGGATGGGAGAGGCACGGGCCCTTCGACCGGGACCGGCGTGGGCACCGGTGCCTGCGTCTGGCTCGGAGCTGGAGCAGGCACCGGTACTGGTCCCTGGGTCGGGACCGGCGTCGGGTCGGGCCTCCACGGCGCAGGCTGGCGCCCGCCGGGCACGGGGGCTGGGGCTGGAACCGGGCCCCCGACGTCAAAGTGCAGCGCCCCGCGGCGCTGGATGGCCGCGACGAAATCCCTCGCTGCGTCCGGACCCTGGGCGACGACGCTGCGCGGAATCACCACCTCGCCGGGCGACAGCCACGCCGGCACGGTGTCGTTGTCCGGCGAGTCGCCTGGGTCTACCGGGGCGCCAGGGACGGCACCGCCAGAGGACAGGCCTCCGGCAGCGGTCGCCATCGTCTGTCCCACGGCCCCGATGATGCGCTCGTTTTTCGCCGCGGCCTGCTCGTAGATGGCCGCGTTGGCCTCGCGCCTGGCCTGGCGAGCCGCGGCCACCTCTGCGGCCTGCGCCGCGTCCGTAGCACCCTGAGCCCCGAGGGTGGCGTCGAGCTCCCGCTGTGCCACCTGGCGCGTCTGGGCGCGGAGCTCTTCCGCGGTGCCAGCTGCCCGTTGACGGACTCCGGCCTGGGCGTTGGCGATGCCGCGCCTCGCCGCCATCGCCTCCACTCCAGGCGTCGACTGTCCGAGAGCCTGGGCCCCCTGCGCCGCCTCGCGCGTAGACGCGCTGAGGGCCTGCTCCCATGCCCCGCCACCAGTCTGGGCCTGGCCCTGGAGCTGCTGCAGGTAGGCCTGCATGCGCTGGCGCGACTCGTCGGCTCCGGCCGTGCCGAGCTCTGCCCCTGGCGCGTCAGCAGGCAGCAGACTGTCGAGCGCGCCCGTGAGGTCGTACGAGCCATGCACGCCGTAGTCCGTCGCACCAGGCGACGGAGGATTCCCGGCGGCCTGGTGGCTGATTTCGGCCTTGTCGGCGTCTGACACCGGCGTCCCATCCGGCCAGACGAAGGCGTTGCTTCCGGGCCTCGTCTCGCGCGGGAGGTCGTCGCGCATGAGAGACGGCACGCCGGTCGCCCTGCTGACCCAGCGGCCATCCCTGAATTCCATCTCCGGCGCCGTCCGCCACAGCGGGTCGTTCGGGTCCGTGTAGTACAGGGGGTTGCCCTGCGCGTCCGTCCAGACGCCGTCGGGTCGCCGCGGCATCAGCCCACCCCCTGCGCCGCAGGCAGCCTATTGGCGCCGTCCTTGAGGCCGACCACGAGCGCCATGGCCTGCATGCCGGTGACTCCAGCCGGCCCGGCAAGGGTGGGGAGTTCCTCGATGGTGACCGCCAGCGACTTGCACTTCTGCCGTCGAAACTTGTGCCGCACGTCGATGGCTGCGGGCGACGCGAAACCCATCGACGACAGCAGCGCAGGCGTCGTGGCGTAGGAGCCTGGAGCCCCAGGAGGCGTGACGGCCTGGTAGTCGTCGTCGTAGTCCACGGTGAGGATGAGGTTACTCACAGGCGTCACGCTAGCCGACATCGTGAGGTAGAGCCACCGGACGCGCTGGTACCCCTCGAGGCCGGCGAGACGGAAGAAGGCCGTGCGCGCGCGCATGCCGACCGCAAGCGGGGCCACGGACGTGCCGACCTGGTCAGAGTACACGCCGGCCGTGTCGCCGTTGAGGCCGTCCTGGAGGCTGACGGCGACGTAGCGCCCGGCGGCGCGCCAGTAGCGCGCATCGTACGTGGCAAGCCACCGCTGCCCGGCCCCGGTGCGACTCTGGACGGACGCCATGCTCCAGGCGTCGGACACGTAGCTGTACGTCAGACGAGGCCCACCTAATGCCGTCGGAGCCGTCGGGTCCCAGTACCCATCGTACCGCGTCCGACTGCTGCCGATGCGCAGCTCCTGGCGGTCCGGCATCAGCACCGCGCTCGTGAAGGTGTCGCCGTCGAAGCCTTTCACCGGCGCCCCGATGTAGCGCACGGCGAGGTCTCGACTCAGCAGGTACCAGCCCTTGCGCGAGAAGAAGACGACGCCAACCGGCATTTCCACCACGGCGCGCGGGTTGGATGCGCCCACGTCCGACGGAACCTCGACCGCCGTCGAGTAGCCGTTGTTGGCTCCGCTCGGAGACGGGCCGGAGCCCGTGACGCGGTAGACGCGCTCCGACGCCAGCACCACAAGCGTGTCGTCCATGCTGGCCGTGCGCGCCACCACGCCGGAGCCGACGGGCAGCGAGAGCTCGAGGGCCTCGTTCCATTGCAGGCCAACGCCGTCGACGTACTCCTGGGAGTACCGGATGGCGCCATCCTGGTCCGTGAGGTCGCACCAGAGGCGGTTTTGGTGGATTCCCACCGTCGAGCACGGGCCAGAAGCGACGTTGGCGAGCGTCGTACCGGCCTGCTCAGGCTGGGTGTAGAGGAGCTCGTTGCTCGCCACCGGCGGGTTCAGCACCACAGTTGACGACCACGCCGTCAACGTCGGGTTGGCGATGGTTGCGGTGATGCGATAGAAGATGGTTCCGTTGGCCAGCGTGCCGTACAGCGCGTGTCTAACGCCGTAGCGCCACGTCAGAAACAGCGTCGGAACTTGGAATGTCAGCGTGTCATTGAGCGTCACTGCCAGCGTGAAGGGCTGCGACGGTGCCGACTGGTGGCGCTGTCCCTGGGCGTCCACCCACTCGTAGACGGCCACGAACTGGTATTGCCCGGCCGGCCACGTCCCGCCGCCGCCGGCGCGAGTGACAGAGATGCCTTCCGGGTACATGTTCCAGTTGGACTCGCACATCCTGGTGCCGTCGTACATCGACAACATGCCGTTGGCGACGTGCGTCGTGCGGCCAAGCTGGACGCTACGAGGCGCAAAGGCACCCATTGGGTCGCTACCGTGCGGAGCATTCGGCGTGACATGCAGCGCCGCGACGCCTACGGCCGTCGTGTCGATGCCGTCTTCGAAGCTCAGGCGCCCGGACTCCAGCACCGGCAGGACGAAGGTGCTCGCGTACGGTCGCTGTGGCGACACCGCGCCAGCCGGAGCAACCCACGGGGTAGACGGAGTGGACGTCTCGGCTCCAAGGAGTCGCCCGAGGCGGCCGTACATGGCCTTGCCCACCACCTGGCCGCTCACCGCGTCGAGGAAGAAGACTCCGGACTGCGCGTTGCCTGAGCCCGCAATCATCCGGCACGGCAGAGCCACCGTACCAGGCCAAGCCAGGTACCCGGCTCCGGCAGAAGTCGGAGGCATGACGACCACAGGCTTGCCGCAGATGAACGGGCCCTGCGGTGATGTCGGACCGGCTCCACCGCCACCGACGTAGACGGCAGAACGGATGACCGTTCCAGCTCCAGGCATGAGCGTCATGGCTGCACCAGGCGCTCCGGCCTCGACGTAGGTGCGCCAGACGTCCCTGGTCCCGGCGCCTGCCCCGCCGCCACCGTAGTCAGAAATCTGGTCGAAGCAGACGCACGCCTGCGGCAGGCCGTCTGCCCAGTCGGTCGCCGCGACATGGCAGAACGACACAACGTTGGCCGATGGGAACCGCAGCAGCGTCGCCAGACTCGCCGCCCATGCGGTATTGATGTTGGCCCCGGCAAGTCCTTCGTGCGAGTAGCCGAGTCCCGTCGTAGGAGCGTAGGTGTACGTACCGCAGTAGGACCCGAGCTTGCCGGTGGCGATTCCGACGATGGCTGTGTTTGGGATTTGAGCCTGAGTCATCAGGCCAGTTGTTGCCGACAGCACTGGGAAGCCGGCTGCTCTGGTTATTTTGGCGCAGAAGACAGAGTAAGTCGCGTCGGTCGACAAGTAAGAGACTGCAGACACGTCTGCGCCTCCGAACGCGCATGCGTCAATCACGTTACCTGCCGCGGCCACCAGTATCGTACTGCTTCCGGTCGGGGCCGGCCCGGCCGTGCGGACGTAGCCAATCAGATTGCCGGACTGAAGCCAGAATATCACGAACGCACTGCCATCCCAGACGACTCTCGGAGTCGAGGCGTTGACGCTGCTGGATGCCTGGCCGGACGCCAGGAGCCCGCCCGTGTCTGCGTCGTAACCGGCATACGAGATGCCCGTCACCGCACCGGCTGCGGAGTACGTGCGCCAGACGTACATGATTTCGCCGCCTCCGACGGCGCAGTCTGGCGAGTCGGCGAGGTCCGAAGAGCGCGCCACCGACTCCCGCGTGAGGTGCAGGAACGGCAGCAGCCCGGAGAGTTGAACGGCCTGCGTCGCCACCGACGGATTGTCGGGGCTCGTGATGCGCGACACCTTGGGCCCGTTGATGACGAGGAGCTCGTCGTCGAACTCCACCAGTCCGTGTCCCTTGGTGGCCTCGACCTGGGCTGACGCCACCATTGCCACGTGCCCGTCTCGCTTCGTCAGCGCGCCGTCGACCGCCAGGGTGCAGTTTTCGAGGAGGTTCCAGTCCCCAGGGAGAACCAGCTTCGGGTTGCTCCGGGTGTCGAGCCCCTTCGTGAAATCGACTGGGACGGTGGTGAATTCGAGCGCCATCAGCCCTCCGCCAGGAAGTCGACACCGTCCAACCCAAGTGTGGCGCCAGCAAGCAGCGCCTGCACCGTCACGACCGCTCCGGACGTCTCGATGCTGACGATGGCAAACGTCCCGGCAGACACCCTCACGACCGCACATGTTCTCGGCGAGGCCGGCCTGGCGCCGGCTGGAAGCCTGAACACCTCCGTGCCTGCGGCGCACCCTGCAGCCGTGTCCACGGCGCCGCACAGGTGCACGTACCTGAGGGCGTCGACGTGGTAAGCGGCTGGAGCCGCCATCAGCGCCGTGTCGACGAAGCCGTTGAGCAGTTGCGGCCGCACCCACGCCGGCGGCGCTGCGCCACCAATGGGCGTCGCCTGCACCTGCTGCGCCGTCTCATCCACCACCCGTGCGATGGCGTCCGTCTGGCGGTTGGCGCCAGCGTCGGGCCCTCGTAGTGCCAGCATGCGCGAGGCCATCACCAGCCTCCCCATGCCTCGGACTCGGCGGGCCAGTCGCCCCACGGGCCCCAGCCCGGCATCCCGTTGCCGCGCAGCCAGATGTAGTTGCCGTTGAGGCGGTACCGCATGCCGCGGCTGCGCCGTCCCTGGACGTCGGCCACCACGGCCGGAGCCGCCGCATCGCGGTTGGTGATTTCGCCGTTGAGCCGCTCAAGGAGGGCGCCCTTGCGCGCCATGAAGACGGAGGGGTCGCTCTCCTCTTTGGCCATCGCCTTGATGCACGCGTCGCAGACGATGTACTCCTCCCAGCCGTTGACTCCGTCCACCGCGTCTCCGTTGTTGACGAGCGTGTTGGCGCGCGGCACATAGAGGATGCGGATGGTCTGCCCAGCCATGGGCGCGGTCGGTCCGAGCAGGCCGAAGGAGTTCCGCTCGCTCATCATGAAGGGCTTCAAGGCTACCCAGTAGCCAGGTGCAGACACCTGAAGGTCGACCGCGAGCAGTTTGAAGAAGTCGGCTGGGAGCGGGAAGTGTTCAGCCGTGCCGGTCGTGACGAACGTGAAGCCTGTTGCCGGAGTCTGAACGAAGTAGTCGTTGCCGAAATTCGTCACGACCAGGCCGTAGAGCTCCTGGTAGCTGGCGTTGATGAAGGCGTTCCACTCGGCGTCGGTGATGAACGACTGACCAACGTTGTCGCTCTCGCTCTTGCACCTGTCTCTGAGCTCCAGCAGCGTGGCCATGGGTGCCTCGACGTCGGTCTGGTGCTACCCCGGCGACCGTCACATCCGGTCGCCGGGCACTGCGCATGGAAGGTCTTAGCTCGCGTCCTCTTCCCACTCGATGAAGTAGCAGAGCACCGTGCCAGCCGCCAGATTGGCCGCCGCGATGTTTTGGACCTCGAGGAACTCGGCGACCCCGCGGAGGACGATGGCATGCCCGATGGGCGCGCCGAACTCGGGGAACAGCTGCGTCGATGGAAGGACGCCGGTGGTGGGGACGGCAGTGACGCACGTCTGGACGTTGGCGGCGCTGAGCGGCCCGCCGATGGGCGTTCCGGCCGCCTTGAGGCTGGTGGTGTAGTGCTGCACGACGGCGGTCGCGTTGGCGTCGGCCGAGTCCATCTTCGCGACGGTGGGGGTGACGGTGGTGCCACCTGCGCCGAGGGCCGACGTCTTCTGCAGGGTGTAGATGCTCTGCCCGGCGCCGGTGGAGACGCCACTCAGACCGATTCGCTTCACGCGCACGGCCTTGGTCGCGCTGCCCTGGATGCTGAGGACGGTGACCGCGCCGGTGGCCTGGGGGGTGAAGTTCGCGGCCGCTCGGTACGTCGGGCGGCCGGTGTCGAGGGACACCATGGTGGCGTTGTAGCCGCTGGCGTCCTGCAGCGCGGACATGGACTGGGCGGCGTTGTTGCCGTCGCGGACGATGATGGGGGTGATGGCCATGACTGGTTCTCCTTGGTCCTCAGGCGAACGCCGTGAGGTAGTTGATGAGGTTGAAGCCCGAGCTCAACTGCATGCCACCGCCCTGGGCAATGGGGAAGGGGGCAATCGTGGACAGCACCGGCACCGACAGGAGGGCCGTGGAGACGGTGCCGTCGGACGCCAGGCACTCGGCACGGAGGAGGACGGTGGAGTTGGGCGCCGGGCATGCGTTGCCGTGTCCCGCCGCACCACCTGGAGTCTGCGGACTCGGACCAGCACCCGCAGGCGACGGGAGCGAGACGGCGAAGGCGTAGGACGCGCTGCCTCCGGCCGGGATGACAGGCACCACGCCAGCCGGCGCGTTGGGCCGCAAGTAGCTGGGCTGGTCGACGTGCGCGCCAGTCGAGCTCGTCTCGTACACCGACAGCGTGCGGAGCGAGAGTGCCGCGGCGCCGGCGTTGGTGGCCGTGACGACGAAGACGGACGAGCTTCCTTGTGCGGTGTCGGTCGGGGCAGCGCCCCGGGAGAGCGAGAGAGTCAGTGGCATCAGAGCACCCCAGCGAGGTAGGTGACGAGGTTGTTGGCAGAGGCAAGCTCGAGCGCCCCTCCCTGCCAGCCAAGAGGCGGAGCGACGGCGACGTCGACGAGCAGCGGCGCGGTGGCAGCCTCAGAGGTGGTGCCGTCGGACACGTAGAGGGTGGCTCCCACCAGGACGGTGATTTGCGGCTGCGGCCCCGGCGCGTACAGGTGCGCCGGCTGCTGTCCCTGGGTGTCCTGCGCCACGGCCTGGAACGAGTTGGCGGCCGCTGCGCTGTGGACGGCCACCGAGACCGGGCCCAGCACGACGTAGCCGCCAGCAGGCACGGCCCCGGTGCTGCCGGGCCCCGTCGGGAGAGCGCCGCTCGCCGACGGCACCTGGCGTGAGCCGCCCAGCGTCTTCACCGTCAGCACCCCGCCGAGGATGACGAGTGGCGTCGCCGTCGGGTTGTAGGCGATGACGGCCGCCATGGGTGGCGAGCCCTGCGACTGGCACGAGGCGCGAGTCATGGCGACGAAGCACTCGAGGGGCATGACTCAGGGCTCCGTCGCGTCTTGCAGGAAGAAACGCAGGTGGACCACCGTGCCTGCCGGGAGGTCAGCCGCCGCTCCGCCTACGACGGTGGTGAGCCCCAACACGGAACCGCCCACTGCGGCCATATTGGTCGTCGTGGAGTTGAGGGCCAGTTGCCCGGTAACGACACCGCCAGCCACCTCGAGCGTCATGCCGACGCCGAGCTGGCGCTGGTACGAGTCCTGGAACTGCACCGTCCACTGCCCGACGCCGGTGCGCGTGACGCTCCGCACGCCCTCAGCCCCTGCGTTGTACTGCAGCGGGTAGGCGGCCCCACTCGGCAGGCCGGTCGCCAGCGGCGCGGCGGTGTACGTCCTGGCGTTGGGTCCAGTCCCCAGGGTGGGGTAGTTCCATTTCTGGAGCTCGACGGCACCGCCAGCACCCACGTTGATGGTCGCGTAGATGTCCACGCGACGCTTGAGGAGGCAGTACTGCTTGTCCACGAAAGTCCGGTCGGCCATGGCGCCCTCTCAGACCGCGAGCTGAACCTGGGAGTTCCAGCCCGGGGCACGGCACCCTAGGTTGGCGTAGTCGCCGACGCGCACTTCGCTGGCGTCGGCGTTGGCGAGCCTGAGCATCTCGAGCCCGTCGCCGTACCGGAAGATTTTCGGCACCGAGCCGAGGCTGTACAGCTTCCAGGTGTTGAGCTGGAGGAGGTACCCGGTGGCAGCCTGGCAGTTCCGGTCGCTGTACACCTCGATGGGACCGGCCGGTCCCTGGATTTTCACTCCACGGAAGCCGATTTCTCCCTCACCCTTCCAGTCGACGTACTCACGCCGACTGCCGAGCGCCTTGAGCAGCGCGGCCTCGGAGCCGTAGTTGGTGAAGAAGTGCCGGGGGCGCCCCTTCTCACGCCGCACGATGAGGGCCGCGTCGATGATGGCCTCCTCGACCGGCTGCTGAGCGCCGGGGTAGGTGAGGCCGTAGAGGCGCGAGTCCACGGAGCGATTCACCCCGTAGAAGTTGTCCGTCCCGAGCGGCGCAGTCGCCGGAAGCCACGCCGACAGTCCGGTCAGCTTGGCGTTGGAGTCGCCCTGCACCAGAAGGAAGTCGTTGGCCGCCCACGCCGCAGGAGTGCCAGCTGGCCCGCCCATCGACACGGCAGAGACGGTGATGGTGCCGGCCATCACGTTGCGCGCGATGACCCAGCCCAGCGAGGCGCGGGGCGCACCACCGTCGACGTTGGCCGCCTGCAGCGTCTGGTTGATTCCGAACTGCGAGACGTCTGCGGCGTTGGTCAGCGTGATGACTCCGCCGACGATGCCAGACACCTGGCCGATGGTCCCGGTCCCAGCCCGGAACAGCGAGGACGCCACCGACAAGGCCGCGCCCTGGATGGCGAGGTCCACGAACATCGTTGCGTAGTCGAGGAATGCGCCCTTGCGGTCCTGGGCCGCCTCCATCGCCTGGTTCATCAACGTCGCGATGTCGTAGTCGGGCTTCAGGGTAATCATGTACTCCGCGAGAAGTCCGGCCGACTGGTTCGCCTGCGCCACCGCGAAGTTGCTGCTGCGCCCCTGGTTCACCTCGTAGATGACGGGGACCGGGATGTACTTGCCCGTCGCCTTCGTCTCCTTCGGAACCATCGTCAGGAGAGGGTTGTCGTCGTACGCCAGATTCTCCACCGTCTGGTCGTCGTACCACTCCTTGAGCCCGGCATTGCCGGCAGCCAAATCGAAATAAGCACCCATCGTGCAACCTCATGCGCCGTGTCTGGCGCGTTGGGGGCGCAGATGGTCAGGTTGCTGCCCGCCTCGCCGCTGCCGCCTCGATGGCGGCCTCGGCTCTCGCCCGGCGCTCTGCCGGCGTCAGCTGGGCTTGGCCTGCTGTCCTGGCCCCGATGTTGTTGTTCAGCGTCTCGCGCGGCTGCTGCCTGGACTGGTTCGACTGCTGCTTGTCCGACTGCTGCGACTGCGCACCTTGGACGCTACTCGACGGCGGCTGTGATGGCAAGGGGGCCAGTTTTGGCGCCAGCCTGTCTCTGTACTTCGGGGCCGCTGCGGCCGCCTCGGCGATGGCCAGCAAGTCGCGCTCGATGAGGTCCGCAGCCTCCTGCGAGGTGAGGATGCGTCCAGGCCGCACGATGGCCCCGGACTCGTCTCGACGGGAGCGGTGGTACTCGTGCTCGATGCGCTCTGCGATTTTCTTCGCCACCGACTGCGCGGGCCCGAGGCGCTCGAGCACCGGGTACTCCTTGGCGTTTGCCGCCAGCCATGAGGCCGCTTCCTCGCGCATGCCGGCCCGGGCCTGCTCTAGCTGCTGTTGCTGGGCTTGCTCCGCCCGGCGCTGCGCGTCGGTCTCCCTGGCCGACAACTTGGCCTCGAACTCCTCGCGCACCTTCGCCAGCTCGGCGGCGATGAGGTCTGCCGGAGGCACCCCGTGCACCTTCGCCTCGGTGAGGACCTCGTGCCAGTTCTCGCCCCAGACGGACTGCGCAAACGCCGTCGGGTTGAGGCGAGCGCTCTGCTCCCGCTTCTCCAGCTCCGACAGCTTCGAGAGCCGCTCTCCCGTCGTCTTCTTGTCGGCCTCCCACTTGCGCCGCTCGATGATGTGCTCGCGGACCTTGCGGGAGTGGTCGGCCTCGAGCCGCTTGTACTCCGCCGCCCAGTCCCGGGGCTGCTCCGCTGGTGCTACCGGGGCCTTCGGGGGCTCGGGTGGAGGCGTCTGGGTCTGCGTCGGCTGTGCTTCTGGTGCTACTGGTGCGCCTACTGCTTCGGCCATGGTGCTACCTCCGTGCTACGTGACTCAGGCTGGCGGCGGTGCCGCGGTGTTGGGCACGAGGTCGCTCTGTGGCGTCGGCTCAGGCGCAGCGAGCGGAGCACCACCGGCCCCTGGCGGCGGCGCGGGTGGCTCCGACAACTTCAGGAGCGTCGCGACCGCGGCCTGGTAGTCGTAGAGCAGCTCAAGCTTGTCGTCCTCGAGGTCGAGGAGGCGGTACCTCTGGATGTACTCCAGCACCATCTCTGCCGACAGCTCGAGGTCGTCCGTGGGCTCGGGAGGATGGAACTCCGCGTCGTCGATGATGCTGTCAAGGTTCCTCGTGATGAGGTCCTCCTGGGCGCTCGAGAGCGACTCCATCCCGTCAATGTCCGGGAAGTCGAGCGCGCGCTTGCCTTGGCGCGGCGTAATCATCCCGGCCTGGATGTACTCCTGGATGGTCTGCAGCCTCCCAGCTGGGTCGCGTGGCAACCTCGAGACCGGGAAGCACTGCATGACGAACTCGTCGGACTTCACCAGCTTAATGTCCTTCGCCCAGTCGATGGTCGCGAACGACGTCTTGCCGGGCACGCGCACCGCACGGAGCTTCCCGGCCGATGCGGCTTCCTGGCCGATGGCGATGACGAGCGCCGCGGTCTCGAGGTAGAGGTTGTCGTTGGCGCGCTGGGTGGTGCGGTGGCGGTCGCTCTCCACGTCCTCCATCTCTCGGATGGCCACTCCGCTGTTGAGCCCCTGCGGCTTGGTGCCGTGCGTCCACATGGCGTTGACGCCGGCGCGGTTCCTCATGCGTTCCACGATGGTCTGGACGTTCTGGAAGTAGACCGGGTCAAGCGGCTGCACCGTCACGTACTGGGGAGGCGTCCCGACGTAGTCGATGATGGCGCCAACCTCGTTACTCAGGTGTTCCTTCACCACCTTGGAACCAGCCTGGCGCAGGATTTTGAAGGAGCCGGCCAGGCGCATCGAGGACTGAATCAGCTGCAGCTCGTAGTTGAGCTCGAGCTGGTCCCCGCGCAGCTGCTCCGCGAGGCCCTGGCTCCAGTAGCCCAGCTGACGGCGACACCACGAGATGCGCGCGAAGGGGAACACCGGGTGGCACCACTCGTCCGGCTCGCCGAGGAGCACGCCGCTCCCGGACTGTGAGAGGAGGGCCAGCGCGTGCCTGCCACCGGACACCTCGCCATCGTCATCCTCCGTCCCGAGGTGCCATGCCTCCACCACCGTCACCATGTCCGAGATGGTCTGCGGAGCGCTGCCGTCGGCGAGGGCCGACGCCTGCATGATGTCGCCGCGAAACTTCGGCCACGCTGCGGCCAACTCCTCGCGGTCCACGGCCTTGACGCGGTACATGGTGCGCGGGCGCCCGTACTGCGCCTCAACCTCGTCGACCCAGAGCTCCGAGGAGTGGACGCGCTCGACGCAGACGCGCTCGTGGGCTGCGTAGACGTACAGGAAGCCGTCCCCTCCGATGGCAGCGTCGCGGAAGGCCTCCAGCCCGAGGTCGTACACCTTCTGTTCGTAGAAGACGCCCTCCACCCACTGGTTCAGCTTCTTCGCCTTGCGCTGCTGTCGGTACGAGCCGCCACTCGTGAGGAAGTAGGGCCGGGGCTTCGTCTCGCCGACGCGCGACACCAAGGTGTCCACGATTTCTTGGACGGCGTTGTAGGTGATGCGCTCTCGCTGCGACGCCATGGAGCGATGCAGACGGCCGTAGGCGCTCGAGGACCCGAGGGCCGACGTGTTGCCGTAGAGCCTCGAGGCGATGACCTGCTGCCTCATGCGCTCTGACTGCGCCTTCTGCAGCGTCGTCACGTCGCTCCCGATGGCGTCTGCAGCCTCGCGGCCCTTCAGGCGCCACCAGTCTCGCCGGCGGGTCGCCTGGCCCTTGTCCTCCTTGGGCCACGGCGCCTGCCCGCTGGCAGGTTTCAGGTCTCGGTAGTCCGTCACGGCTTCTCCTCAGGGGCGCACACCTCGACGCTGCAGCCCATTGTACACAGCCCGTTGACGTGGGCGTAGTGGCCGTGCCCGCACGCGCACGTGTCCGACTCTGCGGCCGTGCTGCGCGTGGACTCTGGCGTCGACTGCGGGTCGAGCTCCAGCCGCACGTTGTCGTCCTGGTAGGTGCGCACGCCGTTGACGCGGAGGATGGACAGCAACGCTGCGAGGCGCTCGAGCTCCATCACTTGCTCCAGTCGATTGCGTCGTACCCGCGGCGGTAGGCCTCGGAGTTGCCTCGCGTGCCTTCACCGCCCGTCGAGGTGAACTGCTTCATCAGCTGGTCGCGCTGGCGTCGCTCCGTCGGCGTCCATCCTGGGTCGTACCGTCCCTTGCGCTGCGAGACGGACTTCTCTGCCTCGGCGCCGACAGGGTCACCGTCCACGCGGCTCATGACGTCCGCTCCAGCGCTGCGATTTCTGGCGGCAGGTCCTCTCCGCGGATGCGGCGCAGCAGGGCCCGGCGCTCGGAGAGCTCGGTCGCCGACAGGGCCGCGGCCGTCTCCTGGGCCAGGGGTGGCGCAGGCACGGCGGTCGCCACGGGCGCAGCGGTCGAGGAAGCCGTCCTGGGCGCCCACGCCCCTGCCTCACGCAGCACCGCCAGCGCTGCGGCTACTCGTGCCGCGGCGCTCTCGAGGTCCGCAATCGTCATCCGTCCGAGCTCGTCTGCTGTCATGCCCACTGCTCCTCGTCTTCGGCAGCGCGCTGCCGGTTGACCTCGAACTCCCGCTCCATCTCAGCCTCCAACTCCTCCTCCGCCTCAGCCCTCTTTGCCGCCAGCCACTCCGGAGTCTGTGGCTTCGGCGGTGGAGGCTTGGCCGGAGAGTACAGCCACCCCATAGCCCGACGCCAGGCGTACAGTACGGCGTCGGCGATGTCGCTGTGGTAGCGGTCGCTGATTTCCGGCTTCTCTGGGTTGCTTCGGTCCCACTCCACGCGCACGCAGTCGTCAGCGAAGCGCGAGTCAGTCGGGGCGAAGAGGCGCCCTGTGCGCAGCGCATCGTTCATCAGCTCGATGTGCTCAAGCTTCCTCGCCTTGTCGGCCGCCTCAATGGGGATGGAGGTGCGCTGGGTGATTTCCTCGGCGATTTTCTTGCCCAGTCCTCCCGTGTCAGCCACCACGACGATGGGCTGGTAGCGCTCCCACACCTCCCGGACGCGCTCCATGAGCGGCGTGACGCCCTGCTTAGCGCCAACCCACTCGTAGACCAGGTCCACCTCCGGCGAGTCGTCGCGCCAGCCCAGCACCGCTACCGCGTCGGCGTCGTCGAAGCCCAGGTCTACCCCTACGACGTAGTGCTGGCAGTCCTGGCGCGGCGTGCGGCCGTTGCGCTGCGCGTCCCAGGCGAAGACGAGGGCGCTCCGGTCGAGGACCCACCTTCCAAACCACTCGCGTTGGATGACTGCGTCCTCGGCAGTCACCCCCCGGCGCTCCAACTCGGCCTGGAGCAGCTGCGTCGGCGTCTGCCCCGACTTCGCCAGCACGTGCGGGTTGTGGACGACGCTCCAGGCGTGGTGCGCCCACGCGGCGTTGCGGCTCGCGTCGTAGAAGTACCCGACCGGCACCGGCCCAGGTGTGCCGATGAGGGCCAGTTGGCCCGCGAAGTCCATCAGAGCTGGCGCCAACACCTCGTCGACCAGGCGCTGGAGGTAGCGGGGGAAGGCTTGCGCCTCGTCGACCACGACGACCGACAGAGCCAAGCCACGGAACTTCTCCACCTCGCCCTCATCGCTGGCGCCAGAGAGGTACACCGCGGAGCCGTTGCGGAGCCGGATGCACAAGTCGCCCTCGAGCACCTCACCACCGAGGCCGTGGCGCTCGTTGAGCTCCTTCAGAATGCCCCACACGAGACGCTTGGCGTTGATGCGGCTGAGCGTGATGTACAGCGCCACCGAGCCGGGCTTTCTCAGCGCCGTGTCGAGTAGCTTCACCGCGCAGGCGTACGACTTCCCAGCGCGGCGCGTGCACACCGCCGTCATGTAGCGGGCCGTCTCCAGCCCGAACTCGCTCTGCCGAGGGAACAGGATGCTGGCCACGTCCCACGGCAGGCACTCGCGCTTGGCCCGGCGACGCTGCTCTAGCGCGTCAAGACGCTTCTGGGCTTGGCTCAGCTGGCGCTGCGCTCGCGACACGGCCGGCCTCCACGTCGAGCTCGCGCTCGAGGTCCTCGATTCGCTGGAGCAGCTCCTCCACCTCGGGCGCTGGTTCGTCGAGCAGCGCCTTGGCGGCGCTGATGCGCTCCCGCGTCTCCTCGGCTTCGTTGGCTGCGATTCCCCACAGCAGCCGCACCAGGTCCGCCTGGATGCCGGCCCGGAGCTCTCTCGCCAGTCGCTGCGCTGCCGTCGTCGAGCCTCCGCCATTGGCGTAGCGCCCGCCCGGGTTGCCACTCACGCCCTTCTGAAACGGCCTCCCAACCACCTTCTTCCGCACCGTCGGAGGGACTGCCGCCGACGGTGCGTCACTCATAGCGGACCTGCCGCACGTTGGACCACGGAACGAAGACGCGCTCCCGCACCTCGCTGCCGTTGCCGCGGTCTCTCAGCGTCGCGACAAGGAGGAGTCCGTCCGCACGCTGCTTCGTCTCGATTGCGACCGCGCTGCCGTCCGTCTCGAGGCGCGCTGGCGTCACGGCGGCGACGACTCCGCCACCCGCTGCGCCCGTGCGCGTCACCACCGTCACCGTCTCAGTCCCACCGAGCCACACGGACTCGATGAGGCGCACCGAAGCAATACCACTGCTGCTCTTTTCGGCCATGGTCTGCCCTCGCGGTACCGCCACCTCGCTGCTCAGTACCGCTGTTGCTCAGCTGCTGCCTGCTGTTCAGGGTGCCACGTCGCTGGGCACATGTCGAGCGGCCAGGTCGGCCTTACACGCCGGGCACACCCAGTGGTGCACGTACCGCCCCCAGTCGTCCCGAGTCGTCCACAGCTGCGACGAGTCGGGTGCACCGCAGCGCTGGCACGGCAGGCCCACCGATTCCTCTCGGGTGCCACGCCAGGCGAGCCATGCCATCCAGAGCACCACCAGGGCCGAGAGGACGATGGTCACGTCGACGAGGGCTTGCATGCGTCCTCCTCGGGCTCGTTGTCGATGAGACTCTGAAGCGTGTCGCGAACCACCAGTTGCTCCGCTGCGCGCGGGTCGATGCCGCACCCCACCGCTTCGAGTTCTGGCTCTGAGATGCGCCTCACTTCGTCTCCTTCGCAGTCACGTGCCGCGTGAGCCGCTCCAGGTACCATGCAGCCTTCTCGAGGTCCTTCATTGGCGTCCCCTTGTGCGCGTGCCGCCACACGTACTTGAGAACCTGCCCCACCAGCACGGCCGACACCGGGTCGAGCCCCTGGACGGCGGACTCGATGGCGTCGATGCACTCGACTTTGCCCCGGGTGTAGTGCGCCGGGTGCGCGACGTCTGAGTCTGCGAGGTGCTCGGGCTCGGTCGGCGTCACCGACGTCCGCGGGTCCTCAGGCGCCATCCAAATCCTCTCGTCTGGTGCTGTGTTCGCCCAGTCTGCCACGTGCGGCACAATTCGCTCCACCAACACCACGCCGCAGCCGCGCACCACCAACACTCGCAGCGCGCGCAGGGCTCTAGCGTCCACCATGCGCACCACGACCGCGTCCTCCTCCTGGCCCCATGGGCCAAGCCTAGGTCCAGGCTCGGACGTCACCGTGGGCGAGAAGCCAGCGACAGGTTCGACATGGATGCGGCCGTTCTTGCCCTCGCCTGGCTCCCAGCGCATCCACGTAGGCTTCAGCAGTCCGTCGACGAGTGAGAACCAGTCGGCAGGCGTGACGAGGCTGCGTGCCGGGCGCACCGGTAGGTATGGGTTGATGCGTCCGTTTCTCGGGTCTACTTGGCTCATTGCAGTGCCTCCAGTCTCCGAATCAGCTCCACCGCTGCGACTCACGGCGCCTCTCCTCGGCGCGTAAACGCCTCGCGCTGCCTCAGCTTCGCGGCCTCGTCCGTCGCAGTCTGGACGTACCCCTCGAGCTGCGCCACCGTGGCGACCAGCCCCTCGAGCACCAGCGCCAGGCCCTGGATGTCTCGCCGGTGCAACACCAGCTGCCCCGTGGCGTCTGGGGCCAGCGCAGCGCGCAGGTGGCGTGCCCAGTCACGCGGCGTACTGGGACGCTCCTCCTCGAGATAGCAGTCCACGCCATGGGCGAGCTCACCGCCCCGTAATGGCGGCCCGGACGCTGGTACGTAGTAGAGTGGCGGCCACAGGTGAGGCTCAGGCGTGGCGAGGTCTGCCCACCCGAGCTTGCCCACGCACAGGCCTCTCAGCTCGAGCCCGATTTGCTGAAGCTCCACCAGCCTCTCGAACACGTCCTGGGCCGCGAGCACGTCCACAGCGACGTCGTGTGCGGCGAAGTCGTTGCGCATTCCGGCAGCCCACAGACCCAGGGCGTTGGCCATTGCCTCGTGTCGCGCTGCCGCACGCACCAGCACAGCAGCCGTCTCTTCTCGCGTCATGTCTCGCTCCTCTCGAGGACTTCGAATCGCTCCACATCTCGACCCAGCGTCTGCGCTACGCGTACCACAGCAGGCCCTGCCGAGAGTAGTACCGCCACCGCATCTGCCGCGTGCTCGCGACGCGATGGCGGGTGCACGTGCCCGAGCGTGCACCACCTGGCCTCAACCGCGTCCTGCACCTCCGTCTTCGCGGCCCCGGTGTACCCGGTAGCCGCGGCCTTCGCTGCCTTCGCCTGCACGTCCACCAGCTCCACCCGGTGGGCCACCGCCAGCGCGTCCACGAGGCCGCGAGAGCGCCCCAGGGTGCTGACGGTGACGCGCGACGTGCGGTGCGGAATGGCCAGCGCCTCCACGGCCACGCACAGCAGGCGTCCGTGGTAGCACTCCGACGCCAGCGCCAGCACGCCGTCGAGCCACCGCGCATGTGACTGGTACCGACGCGCGAGGTCGTCTGTCCGTGTCGTGCGGCAGCGCCTCGGGCCGCCCTGGCGCGGCGACCAGGCATTCACCCAGACGACGCGGCCTCGGAGGACGCCGTCCACCTCCTCTCCGGCCCAGATGCAGGCCCCGGCCGCAGTGAGGCCTGGGTCCACGCCCACGACGGTCCACTGACCGGGCGCGGGAAGCACCTCGGGCGACGGACTGAGCTGGCTGAGAAATTCGCGCGGAGTCACGGCGCCCTCCGCAGCGTCGCCAGGGCGTCACGCAGGTAGTCCTCTGCGTCTCCGCGGATGGTCCTGGCTTCGGCGTCGAGAGCGAGGAGGTAGAGTTTGGCAGCCCGCGCCACGAGCTCGAGCACCTCGGCCCGAGGAGCGCTGCGCGCTGGCGTGAGTGCCCCAGCAATCTCTCGCGCGTCGGCGCGCAGCACGTCGAGCAGGGCCGCGCGGCTCACGGCTTCGCCTCCTCGGCGAGCAACTCGAGCGCCTCGCGGTAATAGCGCTCGGCGTTGCCGCCTCTCGCCAGTGCCTCTAACTGCGCGGCCACCCCGAGCCGCTCGAGCGGCACCACCTCCCCGCAGCAGTCGACTCGCCGCCCGTCCACCCACCGCAGCGCGTGCGGCCCAGCCGTCGCTCGACGGACGCCACCACACCGAGGACACACGACGACGGGGTGCCGAGCCGGTGGGCGCTCCCAGTCGGATTCCCAGGTGACGACCGGATTTACAGACTCTTGTAAATTTACAGGTTTGTAAACGTAATGCTGTTTTACAGTCCGTTTTGACATTTTAGCCTCTTTCATCAAGAACAGCGCTTAACGGCTCCGACTGCCTCTCTGTTGCGTGCTTCTTCGCTGCCCATCTCCACGCCGGTCCGCGTCAACTTCGTGCCACCACGCGGCGACCAGAGGCCTTCTGTGGCGTACGAAACCAGGACACGTGTCCGACTTCGCGTCACTTCGCCCCTCCACGCATCGACGCACCGACGCACAGGGTCAACTTGCACTCATGTCGCACCCTGTCGTACAGGCGGTCACCCAGGTGCGCACGCAGCGCCGCGGCCTCGAGATTCGAGGTCAGTATCGTGCGCTCGCTGGCCTCGTGGCGCTCGGTGAGTAGCTCGCGGAGGATTCCGCGTGCGTACTCGCTGCCGTCCTGGGCGCCCACGTCGTCCACCACGAGCACCGTGACGCCGCGGAGGCGCCGCGCAAGCTGCTCGCCCTCCCAGCCTCCGGCGTCGACTGCGAGGCGCGCTGACTGGACCCACGCCACCGAGGCGCCTGCGCGGTGCACCTCGCGCAGTGCCCACGCGGCCGCGGTGGATTTCCCGGTGCCAGTGCCGCCGAGGAGCAAGAGCCAGGTGGCAGGGCTCGGGAGCCAGCGAGCCACGGCCGCGGCCGCGGCCGTGTCGGGCCGGTAGGACTCGAGGGCCGCCAGCACCCGAGGCGGTACCGCGCCGGTCTCTGCCCACGAGCGCTCAGCCGCGTGGCGACGTCGGGCCTCTGCGAGCTTGCGCTCTCCGGCGTCGAGCTCTGCGAGAAGGGCTTCGTAGCGCTGCTCGCCCTCGGGGTTCTCCTGCCGCCACCCGTCGAGTGCGCAGCGCCAGTGCGCGAGCAGGGCCATGCCGCGCACGCGGTCGCTCAGTGCTGCGGCGCCACCACACAGCGGGTGCTGGGGCCGACCGAGAGCGCGGATGTCGGCCCAGATGGCCGTCGGGTCTCGCGCGCTCATAGGGCGATGTCTCCCGACTCGGTGCCTGCCCACGTGTCCGCGATGGTGTCGCGGGGCGGCGCGAAGTGCCCCCAGTGCTTGGCGAGCTCGCCGACCTCGCGGACGGTCGGGTAGCCCTGGTGGGCGAGCGCACGGCGCCAGCGGGCGAGCACCTCGTCTGCCGCGTGCTCTCGGTCGGTGGCCTGAGTGGCGAGCTCGAGGAGCTCCGACACGGCCCGGACGTGTCGCCGCG